TTTTCCCTTTCATCAGGTAGTTTCCACCTTTTGATTCTGTGATTATTTTTTGTTCTGTCTTCATACAATTCACCATCTAGGTATCTATGTGCCGTAGATAGTAATTGTGCATATTCTGTTGCCATCTTTACAACATGTTTATCAACATGCCATTTGATATTTTGTATTGGGTCTTCATGTAGATAAAAGATATTCATTCATCAACTCCTTTACTTTAAATAGATTCTTATACTCTAATACACTATCTGTCATACTGTCAATAGCCCCCTTAATCAGTCCAAAATCAGTCTTTAATACCTCTTTTAATGGATATGTATCAACATGTATTAAGAAGACTGCTGTGGTGCCCTTTGTGACTGTCGCAGTCCTTTCATGTTCTACTCTAAATGTTAAATCATCTAGTGAATCAAACTCTGGTTTCTCATATAATGGATGATTACTATATCCATTTAATGATGATATACCCCAAGTATATCTATGAAATGATTGTCCACTTGTCATGGCTCTCATAATGCCATTTGATGCACGAAGTAGTGCTTCATTATCTGCAATAGGTTCGTGTAATTCTTCTAAACTTTTACCAACCTTTTCACCAGCATTCCATGATGACGGAAAGGCTACGAAACATGCTTCTAATTTACCATCATGCATAATAACCACATCATCTTCAATTACCATACCTAATTGTTTTACATCATCACATTCAGTAAATAATTGATAATTATCGTGTTCATTAAAAAGTCCTAATTTTGCAGCTGTCTTTTCAACTAGTTTTTCTTTTTGTGCAATTTCTGTTTCAAACCAAATATTGTCACCTAGATTATTTAATTCAATTAATTTTTGATTTTGTATTTCTAGGTCAGTTTCATTTGCATTGAACTTAGGGTTTTCACAAGGATTGAAAACTGGCTTCATATCAAAAGGGTTTCTGATTACATGTTCAAACATCACTATAATTCTTTTCCTCTTGCTCTCTCTTTTTTTCTATTTTTGATAAATCAATTAATACTATTATGATTGATAATACACCAATCATATATACAATAATTTCTGGGATGTAAAAATTCATTTGACTTCTTTAATTTCTTGAACAACACATTTTGGTATGATTGTAGAATTACCACAGTCATCAATGCTGCCATCTTCTTTAAAATTAAAATCTGAAACGATTCTAACAATGTCATCATCATCATCACTAACTAAAAAACCTGTACTCAAACATCTAGGTAATTTACTATCTTTTACATCCTCTATACTTTGCCATGATGAATCTGATGTGATATCAATCCAATATACATGAACAAATTTGTAGGGTATCTTTTTGATTGCTCTACTCATAATACATAACCTCTGGTGTTCATACCGACCCTATGATGAGGTCGAGAGAGAGTGGGTC